CTCCTCAGGACACGGATAACTTGACTGGTAGTAGTTCATGTATTCACAAAAACTCCTATCCCACATGGCTCCACCGATCCACAAACCGACGAGTCTGGTAAAAGAAACGTCTAGCGTAAACACGCTAGACTCTGGGTACAAGGCAAGCTTGAACCACTCCTCCGTATCACGGAAGACGTGGCCATCACGGTATCTGGTACCAAGAAGTTTGAACTCATTAGGATCACGAGTTCTTTCGCACTTCTCGGGCTTTATCACCATACCCGTTGGTTCACAATCCGTTTTCGCGACCTCCAGACAAAACTGGTCGCCAGATCTGAACGCGCTATCATCACCCAACACCTTCAGGTTTCGGATTTCTACCTCCTGACAGTCCGCAAGATAATCGATCAGAATGTTGTTCACAACTGAATCGATCATCTGGGTCCACCAGGATCCGGAAGGCACACCCCTGTTCTTACGGAACATACGTCCGTCAGGCATTAAAATTGGTGTATTTATAAAATACCACACCATGGCATCCCAAACATTCCTCCACTTCTGACTGTCCTCCTTACCCACGGGTTTACCGTTGAAGGTGGACCACTCAATGTTCTGTCTGAGTATATCAAACGCCACACGAATCAGCCAAGCTGGTACCTTGGAGTCAAAAGCCGAGAAGTCAATGCCATATAGTGTTTCACCATCCCTTAGTCCACAACACCATTCGGTATACAAACGTTGTGCACTCTTCCCGTTTAACATCGGTGAATTGGGATCGCTCATAAAGTCACGATACATAAGAGGGGCGTAGAAACCCTCCACAACCAACATCTCTGCGGGGTAAATCCAAATGAGTCGCGTTTTTGGGTCGTCAATCTCCGACATACCCCCACGCTGACCTGCAAGACAAGGAGGGAACCTCATCTTGGATGGATTGAAACTAGACTTACCATCCTGTTTCATTCGATGGCCCAACCACCTGGCCTCATGATAGATCTCCTCCATCACATCACCCTTCTTGCAGCCCATGAAGGTGGAACCGGCAGACGTATCACGCCTCAGGAATCCACCCACCTCATGCCAGTCAAGCGGTTCACGCTTGTACGGCAAGCGGAACGCCTTCTTCGCCTTAGCGATAGAACGGCGCATGCTCGCCTGCTGGCTAGCTGAAAGGTTATCGAATGTGTTACGCTCACCACTGAAACGCATCAAAGCATTGTACATGCCTGGTGTTCCTTGTGGACGACGAGTGTAACCACGGATGTCCTCGTAAGTGTCTCGGGAAAACAATTTTAACGTCTCTCGAACCCAAGGATCGGTGTTCGAGTTAGACGAATAGGTTGAGTAGCCTCCATACTTAGCGATTTCGCTGAGTGTGGGGGACTCGAAGTTGGAAGGGACTATTTCCTCGCTGTTGGCTTGACCTTCTTTGGCAGGACGAAGGTGGAGTGCATCAACTAAATGTGACCCCTTTGCGAGTACGTAGTGTGAGGTGGGATCTTGAGTATAATCTTCCATTACGCTCAAGGAGAGAAGGAGGCAGAAACCCGTAAAACGGTAAAAGACTCG